TAAAGTGCGTCTAACTCTATATCCACATCAAACATTTTATCTGCTACATCATCACTAACAACTGAACCTGTACCCTTGTCAAAAAGTTTAGGTCCTCTGTTGTGACCAATAAGTGCAACCGCTTTTCCTGATCCTCCTGCAAGATAATTCAGTGGGTTATCTAATTCGCCTTTTAGGGTTTGTACAAGTTTTCTGCCTGAAGGATTCAGGACATCGTACATTAAGAAATCTTGAATTGGTGTTGGAGGAACAGGCTCTACAGTGTCTTTACGCCCAACTTCGAGTAGTTGTTTAGGGGTAAGAGGTCGATAATCAAGTATGTTTATTTCATCGAGTGAAGCCATGATAGAAATATATCATAAACTTCCTCGCTCTTTAATCTTTCTTTCAGCTATTCTTCTAACTTTCCATGGTGGGATTTCTTCGCTGTAAAGTGATTTTATTTGTTTGGACATTCTTCGCCACGGATGTTTTTTACCAAGTTTGACGGATCGAGCATAATAAGTATCAACCCATTTCATGATTTCTTGTTGCACTGGTATTTCTTTTAGATAAGTATGACGACCTTCTTTGAAGGTTTGATAACCGTAAGGCACACCACCGCCAATGTGTCTGCCTGCTTTCATTGCATTCATCTTGCCTGTGTAAAGTTTTGCTGTGGTTGAATCTCTATCCCATTCAGCAAAAGTAGCCATAATATTGACAAACATCTTTGCACTTGGAGATTTAGAAGTGCTAATGGATTCTGCTCCACCAAGAATATCGTGTGCAAATAGGTGGATGTTAAGTTCAGAAAACTCATCTCTAACCTTGCATAAGACACTGATGCGTCTAATTAATCTGTCTAATTTAGCACATAGCACTACATCGTTAGGTTCAAGTTGGTTTAACAGCTCTCTGCCTTGCGGTCTTAAGTTAAAATCTAAAGTACCGCTTACACCGTCATCAATATACCAACCGTCAGGTTCACGATCAAAAAGATATTGACTCATCTTGGTAATAACCTTTTTTTGTTCTTTGATTGAGGTTCCGTGTTTGGCTTGTTCTAAAGTTGAAACTCTAATGTAGCCATAGATTGATTCGTAAACTAAATGTGTGTTGGTATTCATTTGTTGTAAAACTCCTCAGTGAAGTGGTTGTAATAAATTGGTTTGTCCCTTTGTACCCAACCAAGTTTTTCATTGTTACCTAGAACATAATGTTCAATGTGCATCTTGGCTTTGTCCGTTTGTTTGGCTAAGTAGTCTTTAGCATAATTAACATTGCCAAAAATCTGCTCCTCCCAAACAATGTCGCCTTCAAAGGAAACACGCTTAACTCTTTCTACTCTGTATCTGATGTGTTCGCTCATCGTTTTATTGTTAAATCTTTATGTTTGGGTAAAGCAGTTGTTGGAACTCCAATATCTATTTTCTTTTTCTTTGGTGGTAATTGCTCTATATCAAACCATCCGCATGGGTAATTAATCATTGAACCCCCTATAGTTTTCAGCGTTTGTTATTTCTTTCTTTATGTGATTAAGACCTTTATTAATTCTTAGAAAGTTTAGATCAGATAGATTTCTTTGCATTTCAAAAAACTCTCTAAGCGTTCTTTCAGTAACTTCAAATGTTTTTGCAAGGCTTCTTAAAGATATTCTGTATTCGTTTCTTAGGATATCAATATCCTTACGCATCTTTATTTGTTCAATTTCTTTCATTTCTCTCTCCAATATTAAGTGGCTCTTTTGTGACCACAAGTGAGCCAGTCTTGCTATGAAGGGATAAATAACAAAACCCTTGGTCATTTAAGTGGCTCGTTGTGACCACAAGTGAGCCAGTCTTGCAATTAAGGTATTCTAGGAGAAAACCTCGGTCTAAAACTGTTTACTAACTATTCCTCAACTTCTGTTTGTTAATCATCAATTGAGTTGGTGTAATGCGAGGACCCACTTGTTGATTGATTAATTCAACATAGTGGTTTACTCGTTCCTCAACTTCTTTCCAAGTATCGCAATAGTGTTCATCGTAGTAAGGATCATAATTTGGATCATCTTCTACAATGCTATTGCAGTAAACCCAAAACGAATAATCCTTTTCATACGAGATGGATGGGTACATCTCTATCAACGCATCCACTCGTTGTTTAGGTGAGGTGCGTTTCTCCTTAGTCGTAACAATACTTTCAGTTCGCATCACACCAAACGGTTTGTATCTTTTGCTTAGTTTTAGCTTTTGCATCCAATAATCAAACTCTTTGAAGTTAACACCAAAGTCATTACACGATTGAGCTAGTTCTTTAAAGCTTGGTTGCATGGGATGAAACACATGCAGTAAGCAACAGAAGATACTTACAAAATCTCTACCGTGATGATTTTCAGTACGCATAAACCCACACTCAACTACATGAGCATATTCATGAAGCAACACACCAAAAGATTGACCCCAATCCTTTAAATAGATTCTTCTATGATTTGCATTTGAATTTCCTCGACCTATGCCAAACACTAGCTTAGGTTTAAACACGGGTTTGATAATTTTGTCGAGTCGATTAACAATCGCCCTGCATTCATCTTTACTAAGATAGACACCACTTTTTTGCATCCACGCTTGTTTGTTTTCCCAAGCGTAGACTCGTTTTCTTTGATAATCTCTCATCTAGCTCACCTCCTTTTGCTTTGCTCTTCGCTCACGAGCTTTGGCATTGTTTCGCTCACGAGTATCTTCGTTCTCTTCAGCGAACCAGTCGTCAATCATCTTCGCCTTAGCATCTGCAAGGCTAAGACCAGTTTCGTTGGTTAGCACTTTTAGATCGCTTGGCTTGATGATGTGAGATGTCCACTTTTGCACCGCAGGATTCTTAAACCTGAAGCTGTAAGATGAACTACCGTAAACGCCATCAAGAACTTGATGCGTTGCGTTCCACTTAGAATCAAAGTAGAACTCGTTATTTATTTTAGTTTCCATAATTTTCTCCAATTAAATTATGTGTTCACTATAACACTTTTTACCTGACATTGCAAATCATGTGACAACATCATTTAAAACTGTTGAGAGTTTTTCTTACTGGATTTTTATATTTACCAGTACGGTGCCTGCCAAAAAATTTCATTATATTGAAATATGCATTGTGCTGATTAATGCCATACTCCTCCACCGCTTCAGCTAAAGCCAAGATGGTTGGGTCAATGTGATGCTCATCATAAGAACATGCATAGGTTCCATGAGTATCTTTAAAATTGTAATCGCTCTCGACACCCCAAGTTGAAAGTTCGTTCTTGTTTTGATTGTAATTATTTTGTTTTGCACAATCTGTTGAACAAAATCTTCTGCTACCCTTCTTTTCAATAACAAAAGTTTTTCCGCAATGCTCACAATCTTTTTCTTGACCGTTTAGTGAACCAAGACCATTGAAGTAATTAGAGCGACACTTGGTTGAGCAAAACGATCTTTTTTTGCCTGTAAGTGGTTTTTTGCAAACCTTACAATCTAATTCTACTGTGTTCATAATTTAACAGGGGTGGCTTACGCCACCTCCTTTACTTTATTTTGCTGTAAATCAATTAAACAATCCATAGCCTTCTGTGCTAGAGAAAATGCTTTGGTCATTGCTTTGTCTGATTCTTCGATGTGCTGAATCCAGTTGTTCAGATATTGAGCATGGTCTTTTCTTGGTGTCTTGCTGATGCCAAGGTAAGCACATAAAAATGCTGATCCAATTTCTGCAACTAATTCTTCGTTAGCGTAATCAAGGTTTTCTTTAACACGGTTGGTACGCTCTTCAGTCATTGTCCAGTGTGATAGCTCGTGCAATAAAACTGAAAAGTAATCCTCATCGCTGAAGAAAGATTTTTGTACAGGCATGTGAACCGTATCTGTAAACTGATGGTAGTAAGCACTGTCACCGCCATCGTCAAAGATTTTTGCTTGGGTGTTGTCAATAAACTGTGTTACCTCTGCTTTTACTGCATCGCTGAGTTTAGCCTCGTGCTTCGCAATTTTTTTGAAGTCATAGTCTTCAATTTGCTGACCGTTAAAGACCGTTGCAAATCTTTGTAATAAATACTTAGGTAATTTTTTAGTTTGTAAGTATCTAGCTTTCTCTTCATCCGTAAGCCAAGACTCTTTTTTCTCTCTAAGTTCCCAATAGTAGACTTGAGTGCCTTTAGAACCTTTCTTAATTTTGTAACCAAGAGAGTTCCATTGTTTAAATGTACCCCACTCATTACATTCCCACTTATTCATGTGGACATGCACATTAAGATGGAAAAGGTTTCCACCCTTGTAATGCTTTTTGGTTTTAACATTTTTGGGCAGACCGTAACCCACCCAACACTTAGCCCAATCAGTACCTTCGGTTTTCATGAGCTTTAGCAAGTTAGCTTGCATTTCTTTTATCATTTTTTGGTTTTTATTTTTTTTCATATTTTCCTTATTTGTTTGTGTAAGCATTGCCTACACTGTTTATATTAAGGATATAAGTGTTAATGTCAACACTTCTATGAAAAATTAATGAATTATTTTTTTGGTGATTTTTTCTTGTTCTTCAGGTGAGCCATAAGTTTCGACAATCATGGCGATTTGAAGTTGGTGATATTGCACTAAAGCCAAAAGATTCTTGTTCAAAGAATCCAGTTTCATATTAATCTCTTGGAGATTGTAAATAGCCTCATCGAGGTCTTTTCTCATCTTGGTTATTTTTGTTGTTTTATTTTCCTTGTCCACGATACGCCTTTAAATTTCTTTTTCTATTTTTATTCATGGTGCTTGTGCCGATGTTTTTAAAGCCAATGGATGTTTTTTTTCCTCTGCCACTGGTTGCAGGTGTGTGTTCTTTTTTAGTCCAAGTTTTAGGCATCTTTTTTCTCAGGTGGATTTATTAGTTCAAAGTAGAAACGCTTTTCTTTAATTGCATCCGCAACAATGTCCATCATTTCAGCCAAGGTTTGTTTATCTCCAAAAACATCTTCTTCGGTCATAACACAAAGTTTCATTACTTGTTGGTGTTTAATTTTGCTCATCGAATTTCGCCATTTGTTTCCTTTTTTTCTTTTCCATCTTTTCTTGAAAGTATACACGAATGTAATATCTGCGGATGATAGCCAAGATAGAAAGTATGATTAATTGGCTCAAGGAGATAATAAACGAATTGGTTGTAAAAATAAGCACTAAATAGATCGTCAGCCAAGAAAGTGGAAAATTGACCATGGCTCCCAAAAGGGTATCAACCACTGCTTCCTTTAATGCTTGCTTATCGTACTTCATTGCTCTTCCTAGATGCATTATACATAAATATGTTGGAATGAACACTTAGGTTCAAAATTGATTAGTGAATATTTATAACTCAGTTGCAAGTGCCTCGCCATACGGCACCTGCAAAAATGGGGGTTGGGGGTCGTAAAAATGACATTTTGTCAGTTTTTTTTGCTATTTCAATAGAGTCCCTTAAACAAAGGGCTTACAGGCGTTTGATCTTGCCTGTTTCTAGCTAGATGTTAGCGGTGCTTGCACAATGCAAAAAGGATTTCCCTAAAAGCACACTGTTTTAAAATAAAAAATGGAATGTAAATCACTGATTTGCGGTAATTTTTTGATTTTTTGCCATTTTTTTGGTCTGTGGAGAAAAAAAGAGGCTCCTCTTGGTTTTTTCAGATAAACGAATGAACTCAGTTAGTCTGCAAAAATGTCATACTGTGTCATACCTTTATATATCTTTTGGATCGACATCAATAATATTACCGCCAAAGATTTCATTGAGTTGTTGTTCTATATCTTTAGCTGATAGCTTATCCAAGTTAGCGTTGATGTTTAAGTTCTCACTCTTCCTAACCTTTAATCCTGCTAGTTCATTAAGCTCACGCAATGCTGATACCGAAGCATTGAACTGTCCTTTGTTATAAGCTTCTTCACTAACCTTCCACAACATCTTCGCTGTTTTATCAGGCGTGATCGCATACTTATGTGCAAGCTCTTCCCTTCTTATCTTTATTGCTTTAACCACATTAGGATAGTCTTTACCGTTCAAGAACTTGGTTGCGGCTTGTGCAGGAAACTCAAACCCTGCTCTTCGAGCGGCTTCTGTTTGCGTGCAACTATCGTTGACATAATGCCAAACGAAACCATTCTGCATGTCCGTTAGTCCAAGCTCCTCATCCTCTACAAATGCGGTTGGTCTTTCAACCAAAGGTGTATCAGGTGCTTTCTTTCTTGGTCTACCTTTCTTCTTCTTATCATCACTCATAATTAATTCCTTATCTAATCCAATAAAGGGTAGAGGGTATGGGGTACTGCATACTAATACTTATATACTTACATGTATAAACCATACTAATATATATCCCTACCTACTATATATAATAATAAATCTTCTTTATAAAGGGGTATACTATACCCTACATAAGCCTTAAACCCTTTAATCATGGGCATTTCAGACAAGGGTACCGCAATCATCTAGCCACACCCTTTCCATACCCTATAACCTCACTAAAACATAAAAGTTTACTCATTTGCCATGCCCTGCCCTACCCTGTAAACAAATCCTTCTGTTTAGTCTTATCCTCTTTCTTATTCCACCTAGGGTCATAAGACTTTCCACCATCTCCGATGTACTCATGAGAGTAACATATTCTCTCTGTATCCAAAGATAAATGATGCCAAAGTTCTTTTTTACTTCGCTTTTGCGACTTAGCTCTATCTTTTAAATTAGTTGCAGTCGCTCTCCATAGATCACTGTTTTGTCTATACTCACCCATTCTTCACTG